AAATCAAGGAGCGAATCAAGGTCGACTAGATGTTTATAAAACCATTGATCCAGATGAAGCTATTTTAGAAATAGAACAAATGATTAAAAATTTAAAAACAAAAGATATGTCTCCAGAAGAAATTAAAAGAAGTTTAAATGCATATGGTGGAAGAGTTGGAATGAAAATAGGTGGAGACCCAAAAGATAAAAAGAAAACTCCGTTTGATAAACCCACCTTACCAATTGATCCCAACGCACCTCAAGATCCAGGACGAAGAACTTTTATGGAAGGCGTGGGACTGGGAGGACTAGGTATTGCAGGATTGTTATCAGGTGCAATAAAGTTTGCACCAGAAATTAAAAAAGCCCTTACAGGTGTAACAACACAAATGACTGAAGTTCCAAATATTATTAAAGAGTTATATGCTACTATTAAAAATTTAGGACAAGTAACGGATTATAGTAAAAAAGGTGTAGTTAAAACTGAATTAGGTAATTACACATTAATAGAAGAACCAGGCGGTTATAACATAACTAAAATGACGGATTCTGATTTTAGATATCAACAAGAATATTTTGGAGTTCAAACTGATCCCGAGTATGGGGTGATTGATTATGAAGAATTAACGGCCTTACCTGATATGGATGGTAAATTAAAAGATGTCGATTATGGAGTGGAATTGAACACTTACAGAGAAATTGGAGAAGATTTAGCTAAAATTAAAAACGATGACAGCCTAATTAAAATTGCAGATGATGATATTGCTAAACAGATTGAAAAAGAAGAGGCTTTAAAAGAATCTTTGGGTAAAAAGGGTATGGGAGAAAATGACTAAAAAACTTACAACAACGATACCTCCCAAAAGAGGACCCCAGCCCCAAGGCTTGAATATTAACTATAATACTGTTAAGACAGTACGATCGGAGAAAATTAATGGCAGATATAGACAAAGCTCTACCCAACGTAGAACAGGAAATAACACTACCGTCTGACGAACAAGTTGTTGAAGAACAACTAGAACAACAGCCGGAAGGTCCTCCTGTAGAGATCGAAGAAAACGAAGATGGTTCAGTTGATATTTCGTATGATCCTAAAGTTGGATCTATTGAAGGTGGACAAAATCATTATGATAATTTAGCTGACCATTTACCGGATGATGTTTTAGGAAAATTATCTTCAGAGCTTTTTCAAAATTACACAGATTACAAAACTTCTAGAAAAGATTGGGAATCATCTTACAGACAAGGATTAGACTTGTTAGGGTTCAAGTATGAAAATAGAACTGAACCTTTTTCAGGTGCGTCAGGTGCAACTCACCCTGTATTAGCAGAAGCGGTAACTCAATTCCAAGCTTTGGCGTACAAAGAATTATTGCCAGCACAAGGCCCAGTTAGAACTCAAGTAGTAGGTTTACCTACACCGGATAAAGAACAACAATCACAACGTGTGAAAGAATTTATGAATTATCAAATCATGGATCAAATGCCAGAGTATGAACCTGAGTTTGATCAAATGTTATTTTACTTACCGCTAGCAGGATCAGCTTTTAAAAAAGTTTATTACGATGAAATATTAGAAAGAGCAGTTTCTAAATTTGTACCCGCAGATGATTTAATTGTACCTTACACCGCAACATCACTTGATGATGCAGAATCTATTATTCATAGAATTAAAATATCTGAAAATGAATTACGTAAACAACAAGTTGCAGGATTTTACAGAGACATTGAATTAAAACCAGGTCAACTTAAAGAAGATGAACTTGAACAAAAAGAACATGAACTTGAAGGAAGATCCAAATCAGGAAAAGATGATGACATTTTTAATATTTTAGAATGCCATGTTAATTTAGATCTTGAAGGTTATGAAGATATCAACGAACAAACAGGTGAACCTACAGGAATTAAATTACCTTACATTGTAACCCTAGAAGAAAATTCTAGAGAAATTTTATCTATTAAAAGAAACTATGAAATCGGAGATTTAAGAAAAAATAAAATACAATACTTTGTTCATTTTAAATTTTTACCAGGACTTGGTTTTTATGGTTTTGGTTTGATTCACATGATTGGTGGTTTATCAAGAACTGCTACATCTGCTTTACGACAATTACTTGATGCAGGAACACTTTCAAACTTACCTGCAGGATTCAAGCAACGAGGAATTAGAATAAGAGATGATGCTCAGTCTATTCAACCAGGAGAATTTAGAGATGTCGATGCACCTGGTGGAAATATTAGAGACGCATTTATGACTTTACCATTTAAAGAGCCTTCTCAAACACTTCTAAACTTATTGGGTGTCGTTGTACAAGCGGGTCAGCGTTTCGCATCTATAGCTGACATGCAAGTGGGTGACGGGAATCAGCAAGCTGCGGTGGGAACGACAGTCGCCTTGCTAGAAAGAGGAAGCAGAACAATGTCTGCGATTCATAAAAGAATTTACGCAGCACTTAAAAATGAATTTAAATTATTAGCACGAGTTTTCAAACTTTATCTACCCCAAGAATATCCTTACGATATTGTTGGTGGTCAACGAATGATTAAACAAATGGATTTCGATGACAGAGTAGATATCCTGCCAGTTGCAGATCCAAATATCTTTTCACAGACACAGCGTATCTCCCTTGCGCAAACGGAACTGCAATTGGCTGCATCTAATCCGCAGATTCATAATCAATACGAAGTTTACAGAAACATGTATGAAGCATTAGGTGTAAAAGATATTGATAAAATACTAATTCGTCCACAACCCCCACAACCGAAGGACCCTGCATTAGAGCACATTGATGCTCTTGCAGGGAAACCGTTCCAAGCGTTTCCAGGTCAAGATCACAGGGCTCACATTACCTCTCACTTAAATTTTATGGCAACGAATATGGCAAGAAACAATCCAATCATTGCTGCAAGTTTAGAGAAAAATATTTTTGAACACATTTCACTTATGGCTCAAGAACAAGTTGAAATTGAGTTTAGAGACGAGATGATTCAGTTACAACAAATGCAAATGGCAGCACAACAAAACCCACAAATGGCACAACAGATGCAAATGCAAATTAAAATGCTGTCAGAACAAATGGAATCTAGAAAAGCAGTCTTGATTGCTGAGATGATGGAAGAATTTATGAAACAAGAAAAAGAAATCAATGGTGATTTTGGAAATGATCCTGTTGCAAGACTAAGAGCAAGAGAATTAGATCTTCGAGCACAAGAAAATGCACGAAAAGAAAAAGAAGGTGAAGACAGAATTAACCTTGATCGTATGAGATCTATGATGAATCAACAAAACCAAGAAGAAAAACTTGAACAAAACGAAGAATTAGCAAAATTAAGAGCAAATACTTCGATTGAAAAGACCATTTTATCTAAAACAATTCCAAATGCCAAAGACATGATGGGTGGAATGCCTAATGTAACCATTAAAAGAGGTCAATAATGACAAAAACAGATAAAAAAGTTAGAAAAGTCATGAAAGAATTTAAAAAAGGTGAATTAAATATTGGAAAATCGAAAAAAAAGGTTAAAAATAGAAAACAAGCAATTGCAATCGCTCTTTCTGAAGCTGGAATGAGCAAAAAGAGGAGAAAAAAATGAAAAAAGAACAAGTTGTAAAACAACCTAAGCCTGTTGAGATGACAAAACCTAATGAATCTCAAAAACAAGCCGTTAAAGGCCAAGGTAATGTTTTAAAAGAGAAAAAAAGAACAGCTACTTGGTACTAGTATGTGGTTAAGTGCTATTAAATTAGCCGTTCAAGCAGGCTCACACATTTATAAAAACAGGCAACAAACAAAAATGTTGATGTCTGACGCACAAAAACGTCATGCGTTAGCTATGGCTAAAGGTGAAGCTGAATATCAAGGCAAATTACTAGAAGCTAGACAATCGGACTGGAAGGACGAATTCATTTTGGTCTTATTGTCCGCGCCCATTGTTATGTTAGCCTGGGCAGTCTGGTCGAACGACCCGTCAGCGATGGACAAGATGAAATTATTCTTCGAATACTTCTCAGACCTTCCATTTTGGTATCAAACAATTTTTGTAGGAGTTATTGCCAGCGTCTATGGACTTAAAGCAACAGATTTGATAAAAAGAAAATAAAGGAGAAAAATATGTTAAAAAAAATATATAATAAAATCTGTCACATTGTGTGTAGAGTATTAAAAATTACTCCATGTATTTGTAAACACGAATGTGGATGTAAAAAAGAGGCTAAAAAGAATGGCTAAAAAATTTCCAGATATGTCAGGAGATGGCAAAGTAACTAAAAAAGATATCTTAATGGCAAAAGGTATTATTCCTAAAAAGAAAAATAAAAAGAAAGGAAAAAAATAATGTCTATACCAAAAGGTTATCACAAAACTAAAAAAGGTAAACTTGCTAAAAAAGGTTTATGGTACAACATTCATAAAAAAAGAGCTGAAGGCAAACCGATGAGAAAAAAAGGTGCTAAAGGAGCTCCAACCGCTAAAGCAATAAAAAGATCTCAAGCTAAATGTGGTGGTAGAATGATGAAAAAATAATGGGTAAAGATAACCCAATACCAAGAACTAAAAAAAATTATCGTTCGACGAAATCGGGCGCTGGCATGACCCGAGCAGGTGTCGCTGCCTATAGACGTGCAAATCCTGGCTCAAAATTAAAAACAGCCGTGACGGGAAAAGTGAAGCCCGGATCAAAAGCTGCAAATCGCAGAAAATCATACTGCGCTAGATCACTAGGACAATTAAAAAGGTCATCTGCAAAAACTCGTAACGATCCAAATTCTCGTATCCGTCAGGCACGTAGAAGGTGGAAATGTTAACATTAGAAACACTCGTACATAAACTTAGAAAAGAACTCAGAGATAACTACCAATCAGTTGGCGATGCCATGATTGCTGGTGGTTGTACTAACATGGAAAATTATAAATACATGTTAGGTC